TGTCCATTTAAAGGAAAGCGAAAAATCAGAGCTTTTAGTAATTTCAGGAAATTTTCTGTAAGCACAGAGCAGGGAGGATCTGACCTGATCAGTAGACCACATCCTTCTGAATGGGTCCGAACTAAATAGGCCGAGCTCATCTATGGCTACTCCATTAGCAGATTCTGCTCCTATGTCAAATTTAAAACTAACACCTGAATTCCCAGATTTTGTCATGTAGGCGTCCTCTATCGTAGCAAACGCAGCTTGGGAGACAGATCCATTTTGCCACAGATTATGGTGAACGACTGCTAAACTTGTTTGCACTCCATATTGACCCAAAGAACATGCAGTTTTTAAAGAAGTTAGGCTACTTGTAGCGGACACACTATCGCCACCAGTTCCGATCTGAAAATACTTAATTTTATAACTTTCTAAGGAGTTTACCGCTGTGTTGCTGTCAATGGCAGCCCCAAATAATTCAGACAAGGTTATTCCCATACCAACAGTTATGATATTGTGTTTGGAATACACTACCTCATGCCGTCCATTCTTGTAAATTTTAGTAATTTCAAGATGTCCTGTAGGATTAATCGAATCTCGTATTTCTGTAGCCATTAGAATTTGATACCCCAAACAATAGTTATAAAATCATTATAGTCAACATGATTCAGCTTTAATCCTCCTGGTTGGAAAATTTTCTTAGCAAATAATTTAAACACTGGGTTTTTTGTTGCATCTGTCAAATTATATAGGGAAGTTTTACCTCCTGCTCCCATGTTACCTGGGGTTCCATACGGAGTCCCTGTATCTCTGTTTAGAAATGGTTGGGGTACTTGATCGTTACATAATTCTCCAGCAAATTTCTTAGCTGTGGCTGGAAAATCAAAAACATGTAATCCTATGTTACCAAGACCTCCGTAGTAGTAGTCCAAGAACCTCCAATCATTTGCTGTCAAAGTCAAAACGTACTTAACCTCTCGTCCATTTATCCCTTTAGCAGGATTGCTATTGTACGCACTCAAACCATAAGTTGAAGAAACGGGGGTTGCTGATACTACATAACCCGCGCTAGAATCCTTAATTGTATATGCACTAACGGACCCTGGAGTCTCCATAATATACCCGTCGCTGTTAATCACACTCTGCTGATTTAACATCCCACTAACTATTCCGGAGAATGCATTAACGGTGTCTTTGTCTGTATGACCGAAAGAATACTTGCCCAACTCTAATCCACTACCCGGCAAGAAACAGCCATTTTGAATAACCTGCTCTAGTTTTAAACCGGAGGACTCAGGAGCTCCAGAGAATTCTATGGAATTTAAAAAGTGTCCCATCCTAGCAGGTCCGCTACCATCTAGAGATGCAGGTTGCAGAGTTCTATCCATGGGTGATATGTCCACATTTGGCAAAGAACTAGCGTAGGAAATATCTTGATTGAAAACTACGGAGCCATCTGCGACGGTCACCATTCTTCCCGTCTTGTATATTTTTACAGGAGATCTCCTGTGAACAAAGGGAGGGGTTCCTCCAGCCTCGTTAGCAGTGTATAGTTGAACCTTCCATCTGGTGTCATCATGGAACTGAGAACCTTGAATTGGTATCCCAGAAGCCTGTCTTTCGAGGAAGGGATAATTTCCGCTAACGCTAGTAGCGGGAACTTCATTGCCACTCAGTAGTACGGTGGCAAAACCGGAATTTACCCAATCAGAACCATTCCACCAAGATTGTTCTTTTTGAATAGGATCCCAAACGGTTATGACCAAGCTTTGATATGTGGAGGTACCTCCATCGTACTGCCCATAAGATACAGTTACTATATCTCCCTGAACAATACCCAGATCTCTCTGTGTCTTCATAAAGTGAATACCACTTTTAGCTGCTCGTATGTCCACAGGGTTAATAACCTGTACATAACCTCCTTCATCGAGACCATTGACATATCCAGAGGGAATGAAATCCACTTGAATAGCAGAAACATCGAACTTAGTCATGACCCCATCCGCCCAGAAAGGATTATCCTGGGTAAAGTCGAATTGCTCTCGAGTTGGCATGGAAGGATTCAAGGAATCTTTATTAAAAGATCCTGTATACCCAGATCTGGATGTTTGCATTAGTTTTATAGATTCAAACTCAATCTGGACGTCCATTTCATAACCTATTCGTAGGAAAAATTCCTGATGGACATTAGTGAAGAGTGGACCGTGACCACCAACCTCTTGATTCATACCAGTTATAGGCAACGAGCTTGTTACAAAGGAACCATTAGTCCCTGACAGTTTTTGCTTAATATTGCTTGCTATGCTTGGGGGGCAGGCTTCCCACCTATTTTGTTCCCTTCCCCAGTTATAATGCCATTTTGCCCACCCCGAGCCTGTTACCCCTGATAATTGAAGGTTACAAACATCTGTATCATCAGTAACCCCCGCTTTAGTTTTGTATTTTACAATCAAACTATACTGTGGTTGAGGGGACACTCCTGCTGGAACCATTCCGCTAAATGTAGCTCCTATAAACAATTCCCCTGAATCTGAGATACCAGTTCCTGAGTCGGTATGCGAAAACAAATCCAAAATGAGCGCGTCTCCTTCTGAAATACCTGCTGTACTACTAGGTCCGAGGTATCCATATCTCCATCCGGGAATAGGACCGAAAGATATTCCTTTGATGTAAGTTGACCTCCAATTGGAACCTTGTCCTAGAGGTCGGAAACGTAAGTCAAATTTATAATCTTCCGGATTTTCGTACATATCCTGAGTCAAGTTTACTAAGGTAGAAATCTTTTTCCATTCTCCCTGCCCCGTTTTTGGAATTGTACCTGGACCGGTTAAATAATTTCCTCCTGTACCAAGCGGTGATTCATGCCACATGTTTCTCTGGTTCCATCCACCGCTGTTTCCTGGATCCCACGCAGAAAAACCATAATGGTGTCTTGCACCTTGTGGGTCTGTTGCCCACAAGGTGACTGTGAGAGGTTTATCAGCAGCAGGATTCTCTGTGCTATACCAGAAAGATAATTGCATTGGGATATTTCTACTTTTGTCACCAAGTGAATTCGCCAAAGTGCCCAAACTATCGGTGAACATTCCCAAATCCTTTATTTGAAATTCTGCGCCTAAATGAGCTCTAGTGGTTAAAGGAGCCACAGAGCCCCTGTTCAGACAATTAATGTCAACATACCCCACGTCAGGGACACTTGATAACCCCACTGAAGAGAAAACATAACTTACACTTCCTGATGTTGTTATGCTTGCAGCGTTAGGGGTAATAACCTTTGGGTTGTGTGTTTGTCTATTCCATTGATGTACATTCGGGTAAGTTGTGTTCTTATCAATAGGAGATACCACATCTCGGGCTGCGCCCCTCCACAGATCTATATTGTCTGGAGTGCCGGAAAAATCGTAAACACCAAGAATTTTTAAGCCTTTGGGATTCGCTCCATACGAAGGTGCTAATGTCTTTCTAAGCAGCTCGGAATTAGGTATTATGGACTCCGTCTCAGTGAAACTAGCGTTTCGAAGAACTTCCTGTTCCAAATCGATTAAATCCACATTATCAATAGAGATATCTGAAAGGAAATCGGAAGCATCGGCAGGGAGTATTATCTCCCAATAGTAAGAAGTCCCATCTTCTGAGTATGCAGAAGTATCAATTGGGTTTTCCGGTATTCTGAAATCTACGGTATGAGTACTTCGATTTCCCGTAAGCTTGATTATTTTTCCTGTATCCCTGTATAGACCAGTAGATGCATCAAGGGCCTGTCTAGCACTTAAAAATGCATTGTATTTAAAATCAAAAGGTTCTGTAGGGTCAGAAATGTGAGTATGTCTCTGACGGTATAACCTAATCTTTACAGGATCACTACCGGATGCAGTTATATTAAATCTATAGGAATTTCCTTTTTTAAGTTCTATATTTTGACGGAGGATAGCTTGGTCTCCAACATTAGAAGATTTAAAATCTAATCCAGGTCCGGACGTGTCATTACCAAAAGAGGGTGATCCTTCTAGTATTAATTCCCAATGGGGGTCTATCGCATCTTCCCCAACCCTCCTGTATAGTCTAAGGTGGCATATACCACAATAAACGGGTATAGTATTTCCCGCTCCACCACCTGGATCTAAGAACTTATTAGCCCATATCCCAAACGGTCTGCCTTCACTTTGCTCGTCCACGGTGAATTCTATCTCTCTAGTGAGATCCCCATCATATGCGAAAACTGAGCGATAAGAGTTTTTAGTTCCAGGAGTAGTATCTAAAAATGCAATCTCTTGTGAGTCAGTGTTTTCATCTACGGGATTGCCCCCGGGATAATTATCGACATACAGCTGATAACCGTTAGCTTCGTTGCTTCCAAGGAATGTGTACTTCAGTTTATAAGTGCCTGCGCTAAGTTCATTCCAGCCGTCGGGTCTAGATTCTTCGGGATCGAAATACATACCTAAAGAACTGACTCCAGTGGTTAGTGGGTCATCGCCGACCCACCGATTAAATACTAGACCAGAGACATATGCGGGGCTGCCCCACTCAGTCGATATGTTAACACAAGATACATAGCTCATCGGTATGCTTGGATCGTTTATAGTACCTGTTTTATCTCCGTTCTCCCAGTTTTCATAATCCTCATTTTCAACTACCCAGTTTTTGGGTCTCATTTGTTTGTATGGGTCTTCATCGTAGACTGGGTCTTCTTCCCACTGAGACTCAGGCTCAGCACCAAGAGACTGAGTGAAATCAGCCGCAGAGACTGCAAAGAGAGAGGAACCGAATGGAGGGTTCGTCATCTTGTACAATTTCATATTGTCTATGGTTATATCAGCACCTGTCCCCTCAAGAGTACTTCCAAACCCGAACCGAAACATGCCACTCCACGCCAGCAAGTGAGAAGATATTTTGGGGCTAAACGTATGCGAGCAAGGTCCTAAAGTGGTGTAATCGGATGGGTACATCCTAGTACCACCCCACTGATTATCCCACATGAGCATCCTCTGGGAATTGTTGTCCAAAGCCAGAAAATCCCATGTCACTTTATAAGTCTGATCAATTTCTGTTATTCTTTGCGGCGGCGAACCCCGAAGAAGCTCGGCCCAACAGCCACCTGCAATAACATTCTTTAGCCGCAGCCCTCTTCCGTTAGCTCCAGGTCCCAGGTAATCACCTTCATACCGAGCAGCTCCGGTCCAACCCTCCGGCAAGAGAAGATAGTCATGGACACGGGTAAAATTGTTGAAAGTTCCTACATTATTTATTCCGAGAATGTTTTGACCGTGTTGTTTAAGGATATCAAAACCCACACTCTCAAATTTGTTATCTCCAAATAATTCAACTTTCTCGGCAAACGGAGAATATTCATTCCACGAATAAGACCTGTAGTCATGGTTATTAACATAAGGAAGTAGGTGGTAGAATCCTTTATGGTTTTGAAATTCCTCAGAAGCTGACGGGGTAATCCTAGAATTACGGAAATCGTAATTACCACGAGCTGAACCTATGGTCATCCCCCTAACATTGAAATTAGAAGTGTCTAGAGAAGCGGATGCTGGAAGATAACTGTTTCTGTTACTTCTGGCGGTTGATGAAAGATCGTACGGCGCTCTTGTGGGGGGAGGGATAAAAGTCAGGAGATCAGCAATATGTTCTTTAGCTCCGTCTACAATGATATTGTCATCGGCATGGAGCAACTCCATGTCGTCATCTCTGCCTTTATATATTTCTACGAATCCTCTCATTAGTCGTCTGTTAAATTGTACACTACTCCGCTAGCGTCACCATAAATATTTGTCGTATCTACCGTTCCGGAGTAAATATTTCCGTACTCTTCCTCATAGGACAGTCTGGACCCTCCACTGGTTTGATAGGCACTAGCTGAGTAGTAGCTGTTCCTCGAAGAATCTCCAGAAAGCTGGAGATCAAATTTCCTGAAAAGACTATCCAACCCCTCAAAATTGTAAAAATTTAATAACTCATCGTATGAATTTTTAAGTTTAAAGGACACTTTATCTACTGTAAGAAAAGTTCTGTCTGACGCGGGAGTATTATATTCATCAAAGCTAAACTTTCCTACTTCCACGTGGTACACAGTATCCACGTTGTGTAAGGGTTTCCCATTTTTGTATATAAACTTTTTATATGTACCTGTGGAGTAATCGTCCCACTGGTCTGGAGAGTTTATATTATTATTTTTAGTGTTGAAAGGGATAGTCACTATTTTCCAGTCACTGTCATTAGGATCAGTAGAGATAAAATCAGAATCCATCTTAAACTCATAATACAAGTTTTTCAATCTACCAGTGTCATTATTAAGTCCTCCTGCGCCAGGATTTCCCGGATCCCAATATCGATAATCTGACTCTATAATGTTCTTCCATTGATTGTCTACGATATCAAAAGCGAGGGAATTTCCCTTTCCTTTGAAAAATGGTTGATGTTCTGAATCGTATCCATTTTCCGTATTATTCCAGTTGACTGGGATATTATCCGCCCTAATCCTAATGCCTATTAAAGCGTTGTCATCGTTAGGATTCGGATGATGCCTAAACCTAACAGAGAGCTCATAGTCTTTCTCTGGGATTAGCCTATTCTTTGTAGGGCTTGTATCGTATTCTTCAAGTTTTATTTCCTTAAAAAAGTACCTAGTCATTCTTTCTACCCACGATCCATTATTAGGACCTATGGGGGCTATCTGCAGGTCATATCTGTCATAAGGGAGGAAAGTAGAACTTACATTAATGTCCAAGGAAGATGTGTTAAATAACCCTTGATTATTACCTGGAGCTAAGACTGGACATGTGTTATTCTCATTTGTTCCGACAGACCACCCTCCAGAGCGATTAAATAGGGTGTCCCTTCCGTTAGAATCAGGGTTTTGACGTTTCAGAACGACTGAGACACCACTAGCATCTGCATCTCTAGTCATGAACTGAACGGTTAATTTGTATTTCCTCCCTGGAACAAGTCCGTATAGGTTAGCATTCTCCCCACCGTGGTTTGTGCCTTTCTGGGATCTTATGTATGAAGATCTTTGTCCCCTCCAGAGAGGAGCTCCAGAAGCCGTTGCAGAAAGATAATATTGATCAGTGTCAGGATTTATACCGGACAAAAAATACCCTGCCGATGCAAATACATTCTCCCCTGTCCACAGGTCTCCCGTATGCCACTCAGTTCCATCGTATTTACTAGTGTTGGCTCCTTGTAGAGCCCATCCAGAAATCCCGCTTGCGCTTGGATTACTCTTCCACGGTGTGTCGGTTTCTTCGCCTTTAGCATTTGCATTGGTAGTTGCAGATTTCCACCTAAACTGAGGGTTTGCTAAGTATTCTCTTCCTTGGTTTAAAGAAAATCGTATACCAATTGCATTGCTCTTGTTGGCAGTCATATTAGGTGGAGATTCGCTCCTCTTTTCATTGAACAAAGAAATAGTTCCGGGAAGCTCTCCAAGCGCATTAGTAGCATTGGAAGAAGTGTTGAAAGATCCCCACTGGTGTGTGTTGTAGACAGCCCAAGAGGGTCTTGCATCAGGCTCATCCCTTCCTACTAAAGATACGCCACTTACCACACTATTCATTGCCCATCTGGAGGAGCTTGTGTCTGCATAGTCAGGGTATTTAACCCGGGAATTTTCATTAGCCTTAGCACCAAAAGAAACAGGAGATTGTATTTTGACAATGTCGCCAGAGAAAGCTTCGTACTCTTTGCCTGCAGCTTCCTCTTTGGCAACTATATTTTTCCATTGTGGGTATTTGGAAATAAGGTCTGGTTCCCCCTTGAATGCTGAGGCGGACCCAAAATCTCCCTTAGCCAAAAGACCTTGCACGGCAAAATTACTGTTAAAGAATCCTGGGCCTTCTAGCTGAGCCCCAAGGCTCCTGCCTCCTGCTCTCGAAAACCTTTCTAAGGCTCCGGATGCGGAGTACGCATCGTAGATGTAATTGAAATTAGTACCTCCAAAGTATCTCTGGTGCTTCTGCCACAGGTCCCAGAAGAGAGAGCCTAGAACAACATTCGCAATGCTACTTGGAGCTAATGAAGGAACCATATCTATAGACGTCTGATTTCTTAAGACAGTTCCATAAATGGCGCATGTGGAGTAATCCATAGCTGTTCTATCCAGGGGGCCCATCAGTGAAATCCCACTTACATATCCAAGAGCACGACAAGGGTAAGTGCTGGACACGTCGATACCATAGTAGCTTGCACTGGTGTCCGCAAGTCTAGCTCTGGTCGCGGCACCTTGCTCCTGCATATTCAAACCAGAAAGAGCTAAGAAGTTAGAAGTATCATATATCCAAGCGTCAGGTCCTTTCGTAGAGAAGTAACTACCCGTCGAAAAATTATACCCCAAAGGAATGAAGGAACTAACATTCATGTAGTTGTTTACAGAACTGAATATTACCTCTAGTTGACCTCCTTCAGGCCCAGTACCGTAATCTATGACCGAAGATGCATACCCTGGATTTTCTGTGCTGGAACCGACAAACGCCCTTGCTATAGGCATAGATTTTCCGTCTCTATAGTACGCTGCCCCAGGGATAATGTATTCCAAATTCCTTCTTCTTCTAGATGTTCTTGGAACCCCCGTGAATACTCTCCTATTAGAACTAGGTGCGTCCAACCCAGTGACAGAAGATGCAACATACCCACTCAATACGAAATTTCTCAGAATTTGATCATCTTGGTCAACAAGATTATCTTTGACAGCTGCGTATACAAATCCTTCTCTGCTACCGCTCCCTGCTACATCTGCCCGATCTTGAAAGTCATCAATAGCATAAAATTTAACAAGTGCGTGAAAGGGGATAAACTGTCTAAATATCTGACCTACAACATATACAATCTCATCTGTGTCGGCTTTGTAGGAAAAATCTCCTGACGCAGCTCCTTTATAATCTATGGTTCCAGACACTCCCGGAGAAAGGGATTGGGTTAGAGCACTTGTTTCTATGATGGTTAACAGCGTAGACCCTTTAGAGTTCCAGTAGTCTTTTAGACTGATGTCCTTCGCTCGTCCTCCACTGACTACAGTATCGAAATTAGGAGGTTGTATTGAACTAGTTGTGTAGAACTTCCATTTTAGGTTAAGACCTGCCATCATGGAAGAGTTTAAGTTGTTGTCTAGAACATGTTGTGTAAACCCTTTTACATATTCCAAAGGAACTTCAAGACCTCCGTTGCTTCGGTTCTCTGACAACAAACTTGACACATACGATAACTGTGTCATCGTAGTGTAAGTCGTATCGTAAAATCTATCATTTTCCCAGGGGGGGACTGGAACAAAAGCTCCTCTATGTTCAAACCCAGCAAACGGTTCTCCATTTCCATCTGGGTCCCAAGAACTGGCTGCATATGGAACACCATTTATCGTTATAGCGTTGGTTGCGTGTTGTAAGGAATCCAAAACGTAATCCGTAGCGAACCTATAGTTGTTGTCGTGGTCATCACTATCGAATAGTGGATCACCTTCAATGGAGCTTACGGCGTTAACGCCATTAATAGAAACCGTAGTTGCCGGATTGTTAGGATCACCGGAATCGTAAGAGGTGGGGTCATAGTTTGGATCATTTAGTACTTTAGACTCAGTGGCAATAAGATAATAAATTAATCTGGGGATGTAAGATTCCCACGTTTCTTCGGTTGCATCAGCAGCATTGAAACCTGCTTCTGGAAACATTAAAGATACAGCAGTCTCTAAGGCTTTACGAGTTCCTTTTGCCTTATAAAGATAGACCGCCTGCCTGAGTTGACCTCTCCATCTATCGATGTCCCCGGTAAGCACTTTCCATCCTATAAGAGATCCCAAGTAATTGAGAAATCTCTTATCACACCTATCCACATCTAACAATGTACCTATATCATCTACAAGGGAATTAACATCATAAACTGCAAAACTAAGAGCCTTTAAAAATCGTTGAAAAGGTCCCGCAGTTATTTTTTTAGAGTCGTAAGTCCCCAAGGATGTCAACAATTCTAATTGTGTTTGTAGCTCCGTGGAGGCATCATCGTTTGGATTATACCATACTCCTATAAGGGTTTTCAACCCATCTAAAAGTTGTGTGCCTGACGCGTAGATATTTGCTGACACAGTAGAACTCGTTTGATTAAAAACGGGAGGAATGTACCTCATCCCAGATGCAGTTTGTACCTCTTTATTTCTCCAGATATACTCGAATAACCCTTTGACACCATCAACCTCTTGAATACTTTTACCTAAGAACGTAGAACTAACTAAAAGATCTTTTGAAATAGTGGAAGGGTCAAAACCACTCAAAGTGGACTGATCCGGACCTTCAAAATTGAGGAGATACACCCAAGATAAGTTATCAATCAAATATTGATGAGCTGCACCTGCACTGCTAACCGCCGCATTAATGTTAGCCTTAACTCCAGACACAAAGGACGCAGACGGATAATTAAGTTTAATACTTGGAAGTAGTGTCCCAGAAACATAATTCGACCAATCAGTTATACTTTTAAAATCAGATAATCTCCTTCCAAAAGCCTTAAGAATTTTATTCTCAAATAAATAAGGCTCAATATCGGTCATATTGTTTCTAGGGATAAACTGCTGTTGAATACCACTCAGAGTATAAGCTGGAGCAGTGGCGCTAAGAGGGATAAGAGTTAAAGCATCCTTCGCAGCAAGTATTACTTTCCCCAAAACAGAATATAGGATATCCTCTTCCTGTCCGAAAATGGATGCGTCGGTGTCCTGGTATACTGAAGGTACGAGCTTCTGCACTACATCAATATAATTATACTGATAGTAATTTTTGCTCTTCCCGAGTGATCCTAAGCCTGCCCTTCGAACCATGTTACACGTACTCGATGTTTATCTCGACATTGTTTAATTGCACTATTTCATTAAAGTCCAATTTAATATCTTCTGTAAAATTATCTATGTTAGAAAATCTAATCTCTTGAACCGAGAAAATCTCTCTCTGCAAATCAGACAATTTTACTCTTTCTCCGAAAGATCTGTTATCTACACTGAAGAAATTTATAACTTTATCTGCCGCAGATCTTTTAATACTTTCTTCAAAGTTTTGAAACTCTTTATCAGCAAAAATAGTTAGGACCAGGTCCACAGTTCTAACAAGCCCATCCACAATGGTCACTTCGTCTGTAATCATCTTATACTTGTTAAGGTAGGCTAATAACTCCCTTTTAAAGGGGAGAGTCGCTCTTTGAACCTGCAAGTCAGTCGCTTTCGAAATAACATAAATGTCAATCATGTTAGCGCCAGCGCCAGATCTCCTCAAAACAGCTTGAGCTTTTGCCGTTTGTCCTACAGTACTTACGAACTGATTAGCATATGCTGTGTAATCTTCTCCAGTGACAGCTCTATATTGAGTCTTGAAAAAGTAAGGAGCCCATCTCTTGGCATGTTCAACGGTTTCGGCATTTGCTCCTCCAGCAGCGAAAGTAGAATTTTGAATGTTAATAGTTACAGAGCCTTTAGTAGAATGAGTAGCTGCCACATTCAAATTTATAGTACCTGCTGGGACATTACCTCTAGAACCCCCTCCAATCCTGTAGAAAGCTCTATAGTTCACCCCACCTGCTGGAGACTTGCCTCGCGTGTTGTCACCAAAAATAACCGTGCACGAATAGTCATCATTGTAGATTTTCTGAAATACTTTATCCTCTCCATCCTCTGCTAGAAATAAGTTGTCAACTTCCTTGTAAGTATTGCCAGTGTTAGCAGAAACTGTAATACTCTTCTCTACTATGGAGGGGTTTGTAATAGAGAAAGATTTAATAGTGTTCAAATCGGAAAACGTTCCGGTGTCAGTGCGAAGCTCTCCCTCCAACAAAACAAGATTAGCAAACTCAGTCCCTCCTACCGCAGAATCAGCAAATTCCAAAACAATATCTGGATTATCTAAGTCAATTTCCCCAGTGGAGGTATTAACCTCATAGAGAGTAAAAAACAGAGCACCTCCATCTTTACTATTAGGAACAGAAAACGACCTACTAGCGAGGGGGATTGTTATGGTTTGTCCGGTCGCCACACTATCAGGAGGGCTTAGAGTTGCTTTGACAGTAGCTTTACTCGCAATAGGCCCTTTCATAGAAATGCCAATCAAGTTTAATAGCTTGGACAAATTGCCAACAGTCTGTACAGTCGGTAAGTAGAGCTCATTTGCGAGCAGATCAGACTTAAGAGATATAACACTAGCCAGATAAGAGAACAACTCTACTAGCATAATTCCAAGGTCTGATTCTACAAAATTAGTATAATCAAGAGGGTAGACCGCTTTTAAATAATTTAAAAGTGACGTCTTAAACTCCGAAAAATCAGCAGTTGAGTAATCAATAAACTCTGAGCGTAAGTTCTCAGGTACTATCCCCAAGGCAAGGAAATCAGATTTAACGGTTCCGTCAAATGCACTAGTTCCATAAATACTGTCGTTTTGTGCCATTATAATTTAATCTCCACTATTTGTGTCGTTGACATGTCCTCTGCCGTGGAGAAAGAAATAGATACTGTCAATTGGTGTTGTGTGTCCCCAAAAGAGACATCCAAATTTCTCAGTATTGCTCGAGGTTCATAAGTAGCAACGGCAGATTGGATTTCTTCTTTTAGCTCTCTTCTCCTAGTTTCATCCATCTGAGAAAAAACGGACGAACGAATACTAGTCCCAAAATTTGGCATCATAACCCTTTCCCCCTTGTTGGTGAGAATAAGTTGTTTGAGGCTGGCGGAAATAGAAGTCATTCCCTGTGTAGCAGTAAAATAACCTCCGGTCCCGGACACTACAGGAAATCCTACTCCAAGAATAGGTGTAAACTTAGAAGTCGTTAAAAAATCAATTCTCTGTGGTGTTGATATCATGTTACAATATTTTTGAAGAATCCTTTTTGAGCGTCAAAATTTTGCTTGGCCTCAGTACTAGTTAGGGCTTTTCCGTACACCTTGAAACTTCCCATATATCCATTAAGCCCACTTTGCCACCTAGTACTAGTAACAGGATTCAAAGTCCTACCATGTTGTGATTTTTCCCAGGAGCCTGTGTCACCCCATTGGGAGTCGCCGTAATAAATATCGTTTGTATTATATCCTAAAAATCCGATATAGTCTGGTTCATTAGCTATACCCCTGGAAGGTATCCCGTCCGTAAAACCCCCTCCGATGATCCAAGGAGTAAAAGTCGTACCTTCTAAATTTACAGATGGGCCGTTATAAGGAAATCCATTAAGCAAAGGTGTTGTCCAACTTTCCTCGAAATATGCTGGATTTGAGCCTTCAGCGTTGGCGAAAGAGGGAACGAGTAAAGATTCAGCATACCCTATCATAAGGGAACTAGCCATGTTAACTTCATTCCACACCTCGCCATCAACCATAGTTCTTAATTTACTAGCCTGGTAATCAAAGCTAACGCACATGTGCATGAAAGTAGAACTAACATCACTTAATGTCACCCCGTTTACAGTACTGGAAACTTGTGCCACTACCCCTAACTCTGTTAGTGAAGAGGCCGTTTGAACGACATTAGTCCCTGCTTCGGGGCCTGTCTCCCCAAAATCCTCCACAAGACAAACGCTATGACCCCATGCCTTCGCTGCGTTGCCCTCCTTCTGGTTCTGAGATACAGTTGGTTGAATAATAAATTCAATTCCACTAGCAGTCAGATCCGTATCCTCTCTAAAATCTCTGGCTTCTCTAAACCCCATTATCAGCCCATGAACCCTGTCTGTGCGGTTCTTTTTAACAGTCTGACCGAGGGGGTCTATATACCACGCAATTTTATCTGGAAGTATAAAATATGTTCGTAACTTACCACCACTGTTTTCATTTGCCACAAGAAGACGATACCTGTGATAGTCCTTCATAGATGGTTGATTCAGAGTTGGTACATGAACCCAGAAATCAAAAGAAAAGCCACCTCCCTTAGGGACATCATTTGCGTCATAAATTGTGTCATATCCAACATCATTTAATGATGACAAAGCAAAGATGTTTTCCGTGCCAGCCCAATCTTTATTTGTTGGGAGTACTGCATAAGAACCACCCTGGGCTGATTCGTCTTCTTGAGCGCCATTTTGATCAGAGTTATAGAATGTACCTCTAAAATATGGAATCCCTAGTCCTGACGGGAAAACCCAATCTACGCCGGAACCTACTAATTGAGCATCCAAAAGCCCACTAGAATCTGGAACCTTATTATCAAGATTAAATTCTAACGAGGAGGGCGTCACAACATCAGGCTTGAGGAAATTATACGCACAAACCAAGCTATCAGTTACAATCCGGTCCTCAAGAGATAGCACAAAAGGCCCTGACCCACTGACATAAGAAGAACCGTCTACGATAGGAAATTCTCCTATAGGTGTCGGAGATATAGAAAATTTGTCTAAAACAGAAAAAGGTTGAGGTTCTGAGACTAGAAATTTAGGAACTATCGGCAAAATAGAATCGTCCAAATCCTCAGAAAATAGTGTTATATCCCTCTGATCTTCTAGGGTGAGACGGACTGGCTTTCCTTTTAAGAAAGTAAAATCATTAACAGGAACCCTTTCTATTGGGGTCCAAAAACCTTCGGATTCCATAGAGGTAGTCTTGTACTCAATAAGAATTCCATCTCCTATACCGAGATTCTTTGGACTGCCAATCTCGGCCTCGGTAAAACTATAGATGTCTGAAGCAAAAAGAGCAATCAGCTGAACTTGCTTTCTTCTTTTTCTAATTTTAGAATCGTAAGCGGCTGCAACAGCACCAATATTACTATAGTAATTCGTAACCATAGCCGAATGAGTAGCCAATCCTGAAGCCAATAAATCACTTATCTGACCTGATACTATAGAAATCTGCCTAGCCTTGTTTCTCTCGAGGTTTTCTAGGATGTCGTCGGAATCGTAATACTTAGCCACTTCCTCAGAATTAGAAATATAATCTTGACTGAAAACAGTATTCTTGAGATCCCCCAACCTTTCATCTCCATAGAATACACCCTTACCTCCTAGATTAGGAGCGTACTCCAACTCCCAAGCTGACGCATCCAACGTGGTACCCTCTACGACAGGAAGACCCCCTCCTCTGGAATCGTAGTAAAGTCCATCTTGAGACAGCACAAATTGCCCTTTGACAGAAACTGGAGGACCATATGTTAGATCAAATATCGGAGGGGGAGCCGAAGTGTCCATCCCTTGCAAACTCAAGGAAAAAGAGTTGAAAGTTTCAAAGTTTGCTTTCATAGGAAGAACAATGTTCTCAGAAACATATGTCTTAAATGAATCGGCAACATTTTTATAGGTATTTGAGAGCTCCCCCACATTCACTAGGGGCTCTTCCTCTTCTCCCTTAGCTCTCCTCGTTATAACATCATTACATCGTGTCATAAGAGCGTTCACTTCTGCTAGTTCAGATCTGAGACCTCCTATCTCAGCATCAAGAAGAATGACCTTGTCGGAATTCTTTGCGGTCGCATTACCATCAAGATCTCCAATTTCCTTATTGAACGCGGATAAGTTGTCTCGTAGAACTTTCGCATTAGCATTATTTACCGGAGCCCCTAGACCGAGAGGGTCATTCGTTAAAACATCTTTAGTATCATCAGCCAATGCCCCTAATGTCTGGGAAAGTGACGCTACCGGGAGAGCGAGCTTAGAAGCAGCCATTATTTCATCCCCAACGGAATTGAAACTCTTTACAGAAGTTCTCCCTTGATCTGGAGAATACACAGATACTATACCGGCTAAGCGATCTTTGCGTCTAGTTTTATACGCTATTTTAGTATTGAGGGAAGCTTTCTGTTGCCCTGCAGAATTAATCAGAGACTGCAACGAAACAGTAGGAATCAGGGAAAGCTGTGCAGCATCTATGTTGGTTAGTTTTGGTACCATCTAAATTATCTCCATATAGGCGCGTAGTCTGCGCCGTCTGCTTTTCCGGTACCTATGATCCCCTGCACTCGTTGCCTGCTTGAAAACTGCAGAGAATTTGGTTGGGGTGTAGAGCCTTCAGGGTAATACTCTACAACATTCACATTAATGACCCCTGCAGCTCCTGGATCTGACTTAAATTGAACCAAGTCGTTCGGGCCTAAATTAAATTTATTGTCCAGAACAGATAACCCAGCACCTGCCGGAATTAACGTCTGACTTATAAATGGGTG